TGGACGAGTACCGCAAATGGGAGCCAGATGCGTTCATTGTGGAGAAAAAGTCCGCCGGAACGGCTATATATCAGGAAATGCGGCGTATGGGGCTACCTGTACAGGAGTATACACCCCACCGTGGGACAGGTGACAAGCTCGCAAGGCTTAATTCTGTGGCGGATATAATCGCATCGGGCATGGCGTGGGTGCCAGCTACCCGCTGGGCAGACGAGCTGGTTGAGGAGATCGCTGGGTTTCCGTTCATGTCTAACGATGACTTGGTTGATAGCACTGTGATGGCACTACTGAGGTTCCGTCAGGGCGGGTTTATCCGTCTTCCGACTGACGAGTGGGACGACGAGGTTCCTTACTACCGGAAGAGAGAATACTATTAACGTAGGCTTCGCATATTCGTCTATCGCTACACAAGATAAGAAGTTGTCCTGTGTCACTGTACGCAGCCCAGCGGTTACCATTTTCCAAGATACGAACCAAGGTAGTAAATTCCTAACGCAACAACAAGCACAGCCATGCTTATACCTGCCGCAGTCGCTAATGCTTCCATCTGTTCTTCGCGTTTTTGCTCTGCAGCGCGTCTTGCAGCGGCTCTTTGCTTCCTAGCCTCGGCTTGCCACTGTATCCACCTATCCCATTGGCCAGGTCTCCCATACAAACGGATATAAGATTCCAATTCTTTACGTTGTTCTTTAATCTTTTCGAGTTGCTGAAACTCTTCCCAGTCGCCTTCAGAGCCACCTGTGATGGCTGTAAGGGGGCTATTCTTCTTTTTCTGGACGGCTTCTTTGAGGTCTTCCTCTGCTGTGAGGAATTTACCAACATTAGACATGAGGTCTGCAGTCTCTTTGCCGTTAGAGATGCAAGTTTTTATCACCGAGTAGGCCGCGTTGGCGGCGGCAATAGTCTCTAAGATAGCCATAGCCTATCTTTCTATGAGTCTATCCAGCTTCCCTTCTAAACGGTCAAGACGGTCAATGACGCGATCCATGTCGGATTGTTGTCGGCTTACAGATACATACTCTTTGGCAATTTCCTCACGAGTACGGTTTAATAGAACAGTTACACGTTTCAATTCATCGTGTTGTTGCTTGCACCACCATCCACCTACGGCGATTATAATACCGATAAGCAAATCTATATAACTTGCTATTTCCATGAATATACCTCACTGCTCTCAGACAACTCTACACAAAATAAGGTTTTGATTCAACACGTGAGTGTGGTATGGTGGGGTATGTAAGATGGATTTTGTTCATTTTTATGCTCCTCTCACTAAAGGGGTCTTTATGGCCCCTTTTTTCTTGTTATACTGTTAGCGAGACATAATTCTCCCTTCATGTCTCACGGCGAGGCAGCTCCTCCCCACCAAACGGGTCTGTCTCGCCACTAGACGCGCTGTAGTACTTTCTGTTACTATAGCTTTGTGTACACATTTAGGAGACTGTAATGGCTATCGAAAAACAGATGGAGCCATCAGACTTAGACATCGAAGGCACAGATGCACAAGAGATTGAAGTAGAGATTGTCAATCCCGATGCCGTGTCCATTGGTACTGATGATGGTGGGATGATAATTGACTTTGAAGGTAGCTTTACTGAAGAACTTATTGGCCCTGAACACGATGCTAACCTTGCTGAGTTCATTGATGAAAACATCCTACAGTCTATGGCATCAGAACTCGTTGAAGATTTTGATTCTGATCGTGAGTCTCGTCGTGATTGGGCTAGAGCGTATGTTAAGGGGCTTGATCTACTAGGGATGAAGATCGAAGACCGCAGTCAACCTTGGCAGGGTGCGTCTGGTGTATTCCATCCAGTCCTAACTGAAGCCGTTGTTCGATTTCAAGCGCAGGCAATGGGCGAGCTATTCCCTGCATCTGGCCCTGTACGCACCAAGATTATGGGCAAACTAACTCCTGAGAAGACAGATCAGGCGGATAGAATCCAGACAGAGATGAATTATCTTCTGACTGAAGAAATGACAGAATACCGTGATGAGACAGAGCAGATGCTGTTCAAGCTGCCTCTCGCAGGTTCAGCCTTTAAGAAGGTTTACTATGATCCACTAGAGGATCGCCCTGTAGCTATGTTTGTCCCAGCAGAAGACTTCGTTGCGTCCTATGGTGCATCAGACCTCGCGTCCTGCCCACGATACACGCACATAATGAAGAAGACCTCTAACGAGATACTGGAGCTACAGGTTGCTGGTTTCTACCGTGATATAGACTTGCCAGACCCAGAGCCAGACTTTTCAGATATTCAAGAAAAATATGACGAGCTTGATGGTGAAAGTGCTGTCATCGAAGATGATGATCGGCACACAATTCTTGAAATGCATGTCACTATGAACATGCCAGAAGAGTTCGACGATCCAGATGGGATAGCTCGTCCATATGTTATAACAATTGACAAAACATCTCGTGAGATTTTATCAATCAGACGCAACTGGTATGAAGATGACAGAAAGAAAAAGAAACGACTCCACTTCGTTCATTACAAATATCTCCCAGGACTTGGCTTCTATGGAACGGGACTTATCCACCTTATCGGCGGATTGGCTAAGTCTGCGACTTCAATACTGCGTCAGCTCATTGATGCTGGCACACTATCTAATTTGCCAGCAGGTCTTAAAGCTCGTGGTCTCAGGATCAAGGGTGATGACACGCCTCTTATGCCTGGTGAGTTCAGGGATGTGGATGTTCCAGGTGGGGCTATACGTGATTCGATTACGTTCATCCCTTATAAAGAGCCATCGTCGGTACTCTACTCGCTACTTGGAAACATTGTCGAAGAGGGCAGACGTATTGGCTCAGTTGCGGACATCCAAGTAGGTGACATGAACTCACAGGCACCTGTGGGTACTACCCTTGCTTTGATGGAACGATCCATGAAAGTGATGAGTGGTGTGCAGGCACGTATGCATGCATCCATGAAAAACGAGTTACGACTACTGGCACGTATCATTCGTGACTACATGCCAGCCGAATACGCATATGAGATGGACGGTGACTTTGATCGTCAACGGGACTTCGATGCCCGTGTAGACGTAATCCCTGTTTCTGATCCTAATGCTGCAACCATGTCCCAGCGCATCATGCAGTATCAGGCGGCTTTGCAGCTTTCTCAGCAAGCTCCTCAATTGTACGATATGGGCAAGCTGCATCGCCAAATGTTAGAGGTTCTTGGTATACAAGACGCGGACGACATCATCAAACTTCCAGATGATATTAAACCTGCTGACCCTGTGACTGAGAACATGATGATCTTGAAGCAAGAGCCAGTAAAAGCGTTTAAGTATCAAGATCACGAGGCACACATCGCAGTTCACATGGCTGCAATGAAAGACCCGAAGATGCAGCAGATGATTGGTCAATCTCCGTTTGCACAGGCTATTGGTCAGTCAATGTCAGCACACATCACAGAACACGTTGCGTTCCAATATCGTCGTGAGATTGAGAAAATGCTTGGCGTGGAGATGCCAAACGAAGACCAGCCACTACCAGAAGATATTGAAATAGAAGTCTCTCGCTTGGCAAAAGATGCTGCAGAGAAGCTGCTTCAAAAAGACCAGATGGAAGCGCAACAGCAGCAAATACAGCAACAACAACAAGACCCTGTTGTTCAAATGCAGCAGCAAGAGCTGCAGCTCAAAGCAAAAGAGCTTGAGCATAAAATCCAAATGGATACGCAGAAGCTTCAGATTGATGCAATGGCAAAAAGTGCAAATGCACAAATTCAAGCAGAGCGCATATCCGCCGAGAACCAACGCGAAGGGGCGCGTCTTGGGGTTAAGCTTGCAACTGATCTAGATAAAAACCAAAGGTCTGATCAGAAGGAAGGCGCAAAACTAGGTTTAGAAATAGCAAGGGAGCTGACAAAGGGAGATGGATGACATTTTCACGCTGCTAAAGCGGAAGATCGACGAGTATGAGGAAGATATAAAGAACTTTCTTGCGTCAGGGCAAGCTGAAGACATGGCGATGTACAATCGTATCGTAGGGAGAAACGAGGCGCTTCAGTTTGTAAAACAAGACCTAAGTGAGCTTGAGAAGAGATATATTGAACAATAACATCTTTTCAGGTACTCTCTAACTTGGGAGAACTTCGTGGATAGTCCACGCAAGGTATCTGTGAACCTTTAATCACTGCAAGGTAAAGTATGTATACTGGAAACAAAGAAACAGAGGACAAGGTAGCCTCTAAACTACCTAAACCACAAGGATACAAAATCCTTATTGGCGTACCAGAAATGAGTGACAAGACCGAAGGTGGGGTTATTATGCCAGACGGTCTTAAATCTGCAGAAGAAACAGCATCTATTATTGGTTTTGTGATGGCATTAGGCCCAGATGCGTATGCAGATGAATCAAAATTTCCAAATGGGGCTTTCTGTAAAGAAGGTGATTTTGTAATCTTTCGATCCTATTCAGGCACTCGATTCAAAATTCATGGAAAAGAGTTCAGACTTATTAACGACGACACTGTGGAAGCAGTGGTCGATGATCCACGGG